CCGGCCGACAGACAAACTCCTCGCCTTCCTCGAAGCCCTCTGATTATGCCGACCCCACCACAGCGATCCCCACCAGAAACAATGACTTACAGACCTACATCGGCATAATCCGGGCATCGGCATAATGAGCTTGCCACCCCGTGGCGGCAACAATCTCCTCGATGGTCGCGCCGCCCTCGGCGCGGAGCATCTCGATCAGTTTCGCCTGCTTTGTGCCTGAGCGCGGTGCGCGCGCTTTGGGCGCGGGGCCGGCCTCCGCGGGAGCGTCCTGCGGGGCTTCAACAATCGGCGCTTCGTCGGCGCCCGTGGGCGCGCAGTCGTAGCCGTCCGGTTCGATGCCGATGGCGGCGAGGCCCGCGTCGGTGATGTGCAGCAGGATGGCGCGGCCGTCCGCGTCGTTGCGCCAGATGCGGTTCAGCGCGGCGTCTGCCTTGGTCTGGCTGTCGGTCGTCGTCTCGGCGATCAGCTCGCGCTTCAGCAGCGCGCCGACCACCTTGGCGGCGGCGCCGCCGCGGAGCGAGCCGGGAAGCGGCAGGACGTTGCGGTCCTCGCGCTGCGCGGCGGCGCTGAGGATGATCGCTTGCGTGTCGGAAAGCTTGGTCATGGGGTCGTCTCCTTGGTCGGGGCCGCGACATGCGGCGCCTTCTACGACCCCGAGCCGCGCCTCGGCGCGGCAGGAGTTCCGACGTTGCCGGAGGTCAGATCAGGCCGAGGTCGCGCAGGAGCGCGGCAGCGTCGGGCAGCCGATCCGTCGCCACGTCGATGGCGATGGTCATGCTGTCGGCGGTGAGGCGTGCGGGAATGTCCGCCTCCTCGCGGAGCGCGGCCCCGATCTCGTCGAGGACGACGGGGATGCGGCTGGCATCCCAAGGCTCGTTCAGGCCGCGGATGGCGATGCGGATGGTGCTGGTTTCCATGGTGCGCGCTCCCGTTACTCGGCGTGCTCGCCCTCGCCGAAGGCGCTGTCGGTGATGCGCTTCAGCAGGCTGGCGTAGTGTTCGAGGGTGCCGACCATCGCCCAGCCCGCCTCGTCGGGGGCGCAGTTGAAATGGTCGTCGCTGAGCGCCTGCAGGCGGGCGAGCATCTCGTCGATCTCGGCTTTCTTGCCGATGAAGGCGTTCAGCGCGGCTTCTCTGTTGCGCCGGGCCTTCTCGGCGCGGAGTTGGTGGCGCGGGGTGGTGATCGGGTTCAGGCGGGTGGTCATCGTGGTGGCTCCGTGTGCTGAGTTGCATCGTCCTTGTGGATCCACGTTCGCTCCGACGCGGAGGCTTATCAACTCAATAAGCACATGATTTCGAATGATAATCGGAGCGCGGTATGGAGGGTCTGAGCGAGCGCCAATACGCTGCCCGGGTCGGCCTCTCGCGCGGCGCGATCCAGAAGGCGAAGGCCGCCGGCCGCCTGGTGCTGCACGCCGACGGGAGCATCGACGCCGACGCCAGTGACGCCCGCCGCGCCAAGACGACGGACCCGTCCAAGACCCGCAAGCCACCCCAACTGAGCCGCAAGCCGGTGCCGGAGGCGGCCGTCTCGGCGGTCGGCGACACGCTGAAGGAACAGGGCCTGGCCGCGCCGGCGGCGGGCGGCGGGACGACGTTCCTTCAGGCCAAGACGGCCAACGAGGTGCTGAAGGCGCAGGAGCGGCGCATCCGGCTGCAAAAGCTCAAGGGCGAGCTGATAGACCGCGCCCGCGCGCTGGCGCTGGTGTTCCGGCTGGCGCGGCAGGAGCGCGACGTCTGGGTCAACTGGCCCGCCCGGGTGGCCGCGCTGATGGCGGCCGATCTGGGCGTGGAGCCGGCCGCCATGCAGAAGGCCCTGGAGAAGCATGTCCGATCCCAGCTCGACGACCTCGCCGAGATCCAGCCCGATCTCCGCTGAGGACGCGGACGCGCTGGCCTTCGACGGGGCCAGGGATGTCCTGCGGGCGTGGCTCGCTGGGCTGCGGCCCGATCCCGACCTGACCGTCTCGGAATGGGCCGATCGGCACCGCAAGCTGTCGTCCCGCGCCTCGGCCGAGCCGGGGCAGTATCGCACCGCGCGCACGCCCTACATGGGCGAGATCATGGACCGGCTCTCGCCCGGCGATCCCACGCAGCGGATCGTGTTCATGAAGGCCGCGCAGGTGGGCGCGACCGAGGCCGGCAACAACTGGATCGGCTTCGCCATCCACCAGGCGCCGGGACCGATGCTGGCGGTCCAACCGACGGTCGAGCTGGCCAAGCGCAACTCGCGCCAGCGGATCGACCCGCTGATCGAGGAAAGCCCCGAGCTGCGGGAGCGGATCAAGCCGGCGCGCTCGCGCGATGCGGGCAACACGATGCTGTCCAAGGAGTTCGCGGGCGGCATCCTGATCATGACCGGCGCGAACTCGGCGGTCGGGCTGCGGTCCACACCCGCACGCTACATCTTTCTGGATGAGGTCGACGCCTATCCGGCCTCGGCCGACGAGGAAGGCGACCCGGTCACGCTGGCCGAGGCGCGCTCGCTGACCTTCGCCCACCGGCGCAAGGTGTTTCTGGTCTCGACCCCGACGATCCGGGGGCTGAGCCGCATCGAGCGGGAGTTCGAGGCGTCCGACCAGCGCCGGTTCTTCGTGCCGTGCCCGCACTGCGGGGCCATGCAGTGGCTGAAGTTCGAGCGCCTGCGCTGGGAGAAGGGCCGGCCGGAGACGGCGGAATATCACTGCGAGGGCTGCGACGCAGGCCTGGCCGAGCACCACAAGACGGCGATGCTGGAAGCCGGCGAATGGCGCGCGACGGCCGAGCCGGCGGATCCCGGCACCGTCGGCTATCACCTCTCGGCGCTCTACTCGCCGGTGGGCTGGCTGGGCTGGGACCGGATCGCGCGGGCACACGAGGCGGCACGGGGCAGCGACGAGGCAATCAAGGCGTTCCGCAACACGGTCCTCGGCGAGACATGGGTCGAGACTGGCGAGGCGCCGGACTGGCAGCGGCTGGCGGACCGCCGCGAGGCGTGGAAACCGGGCACGGTGCCGGCGGGCGGTCTGTTCCTGACGGCCGGCGCCGACGTGCAGAAGGACCGGATCGAGGTCGATGTCTGGGCCTGGGGCCGCGGGCTGGAAAGCTGGCTCATCGATCATGTCGTGATCGAGGGCGGCCCCGGTGATCCTGCCTGCTGGCAGCAGCTCACGGACCTGCTCGGGCGCACGTGGTCCCATGCCTCGGGCGAGCATCTGGCTATCGCGCGGCTCGCGATCGACACCGGGTTCGAGACCAGCGCGGTCTACGGCTGGGCGCGGCAGGTCGGCTTCGCGCAGGTGGCACCCGTGAAGGGGCTCGACGGGTTCAACCGCGCCAGCCCGGTGACCGGGCCGACCTATGTCGATGCGACCGTCGGCGGCAAGCGCCTGCGCCGCGGCGCGCGGCTTTGGAGCGTGGCGACGTCGACCTTCAAGGCCGAGACCTACCGCTTCCTGCGCCAGGACCGACCGGCGGAGGAAGAGACCGCCGCCGGTGCACCGTTTCCGCCGGGAACGGTGCATCTGCCGACATGGGCGGATGCCGAATGGCTCAAGCAGCTGACCGCCGAGCAGCTGGTCACGGTCAAGGGCAAGCGCGGTTTTGCGAAGCTCGAATGGCAGAAGCTGCGCGAACGCAACGAGGCGCTGGACTGCCGGGTCTACGCGCGCGCCGCCGCCTGGATCGCGGGCGCCGACCGATGGTCGGAGGCGCGCTGGCAGGACCTGGAGCGGCAACTGGCGGTCGAGACGGCCGCGGCGGACGGCGACGCCCCAGCGAGGCCCGCTCCCCACCCGGTGCCTCGGCGGCAGACGCGGAGGTCGAGTTACATGGGGTGAGGCTCAGCCCGTCAGGGTGCGCTGAACGATGCTCGGGTCCTTGTCGATCAGCGCAAGCAGGACGCGAGCCGGTCCCTCGGGCGACCGCCGGCGCTGTTCCCAGTTCAGAAGCGTGGACTTCTTCACGCCGATGCTCCGGGCAAACTCGGCCTGCGACAGGCCGGTGCGGGCGCGGATGGCCTGGACGTCCGCGTCGGGGATATCGATCTCGTGGATCGTGACCGCCCCTTCGCCTTGGACATGGGCAATGGCCTCCTTGAGGCCCTGTTCGATACTCTTGAATGCGTCGCTCATCTTGCGCTCCGATAGCTGTCGGCCAGCAGTTTGCCGAGAGATTTGACCGCTTCCGTCTCTGCCCTGGTCAGATTGGCTTTTTCGTTCTTGGCGAAGACGGTGATCAGAAAGACCGGCATGTCATCGTCGCCGCCGTAAAAGTGAATGACACGATACCCGCCGCTCTTGCCGCCGCCCTCGCGTGCGAACCGGACCTTCCGGACGCCACCGCCGATCGAGACCCCGGCTGTGGGGTTGCGGGCGATGAAGTCGATCAGGGCCATGCGTTCCTCGTCGCTCATGATGGCGCGGGCGCGGCGCTGGAACTCTGGCGTCTCGGCGACAGTCACGATGGTCATACCTGCAAGTATGCGCCAATGGCGCATATGTCAATGACGCACCCAAGGGAGTGCTCATGTCCGATCCAGCAACCCTCCGCGCCCGCCGCGATGCGCTCTCGGCGCAGCGGTCCTCGGGCGTGGCGCGGGTGAGCTATGACGGCAAGACCGTGGAGTATCGCAGCGTGGACGAGATCGACCGCGCCCTCGAGGCGCTGGACCGTGAGATCGCCGCGGCTGAGGGCCGGCGGATCGTCCGGCAGCTGCGCGTGACGACGACGAAGGGGCTTTGAACCCATGGGTCTGTTCGACCGGTTTCGCCGCCAGCCCGCCGGCGGCGCCGTCGGCGTGCGCGCGCGCCTCGAGGGCGCGATGTCCCGGCGCCGGCTGCGGGGCTGGAACCCGCCGCTGGAGAATGTCAACGCGCTGGTCGCCTCCGGCGGGCCGAAGCTGCTGGCGCGGGCGCGCGAGCTGGTGGTGACGAATGGGTACGCGGCCAATGCCTGCGAGGCCTTCGCCGCCAACCTCGTGGGCGACGGGATCAAACCCTCGTCGCTGATCGACGACGCGGACCTGCGCGACCAAGTCCAACGGCTCTGGCTCGCCTGGACCGACGAGGCCGATGCGGACGGGCTGACCGACTTCTACGGCCTGCAGGCCATGGTTGCCCGCGAGATGTTCGTCGCCGGCGAGTGCTTCGTGCGGCTCCGACCCCGTCGCGCAGAGGATGGGCTGCTGGTGCCGCTGCAACTGCAGCTTCTGCAGTCCGAGATGCTGCCCTTCGAGAAGACCGAGACGGCGGCGGGCGGCAACCGCATCCGCTGCGGGATCGAGTTCGACGCGATCGGCCGGCGCGTGGCCTACCACTTCCGCCGCACCCATCCCGGCGACAGCACGGATCGGCGCGTGGCGGTGCCCGAGACGGTGCGCGTGCCGGCCGGGGACGTGCTGCACATCTACCGCCCCCTCGACGCCGGGCAGATCCGGGGCCTGCCGCATGTGGCGCCCGCCATGGTGCGGCTGTTCCTGCTCGATCAGTACGACGACGCCGAGCTCGACCGGAAGAAGACCGCGGCGATGTTCGCGGGCTTCATCACCAAGACGGCGCCGGAAGAGCCCATAATGGGCACGGAGGAGCTAGACCCCGACGGCGCAGCCATCGCCAGCCTCGAGCCGGGCACGCTGCAGGTGCTGCTGCCCGGGGAGGACGTGAAGTTCTCGTCTCCTGCCGATGTCGGCAGCAGCTACGAGGCGTTCCAATACCGGACGCTGCTGGGCGTCTCGGCCTCGCTGGGGCTGCCCTATCACCTGGTGACCGGGGACGTGCGCCAAGCCAACTATTCGAGCCTGCGGGCCGAACTCGTCGAGTTCCGTCGGCGGGTGCAGCAGCTCCAGCACGGTGTGATCGCGCACCAGCTCTGCCGCCCGGTCTGGGCGCGCTGGCTGGAGACAGCGCGTCTGGCGGGCTGGCTGGAGCTGCCCGACCCGGCGGCCGCGCGCATCGTGCAGTGGATCCCGCCCCGCTGGGACTGGGTCGATCCCTTGAAGGACATCCAGGCGCAGGTGCTGGCCATGGAAGCGGGCATCACCTCGCGGCGCAAGGTCGTCGAGGCGACCGGCTACGACGTCGAGGAGGTTTACCGCGAGAACGCGACGGACACGGCGCGCGCCGAGGCGCTCGGCCTGCGTTACCGCACCAGCCCGGGCGAAACACAGGGCGCGCGGGCGACACCGGCGACGCGGCCCGATCCGGGCGACGGGGCGGTTGGCGACAGCCACGACGATGCGGCGGCAGCGGGCCGCGCCACCCAAGAGGAGTGACATCTTGAAGAGCTGGTACACGATCCGCGCCCGCGATGGCGGGGCGGAGGTGCTGATCTATGACGAGATCGGGGCCTTTGGCGTCTCGGCGAAGGGCTTCCTGGCTGAACTCGGCGCGCTCGCCGATGACGCGGCCATCGACCTGCGCCTCAACAGCCCCGGTGGGTCGGTATTCGATGCCGTCGCCATCCACAACGCGCTGAGCCGTCATGCCGGCAGGGTGACCGTCTGGATCGACGGTATCGCCGCCTCGGCCGCGAGCTACGTCGCCATGGCCGGCGACGAGATCGTCATGCCCGAGAACGCGTTTCTGATGATCCACGATCCGTCAGGCATCGTGATGGGCACGGCTTCGGACATGCGCGACATGGCCGGGACGCTGGACAAGATCGGGGCCAGCATGCTGCGCGGCTACGCGACCCGATCCGGCAAGCCCGAGGCGGAGATCGCCGCGTTCCTCGCGGCCGAGACATGGTTCGACGCGGCCGAGGCGCTGGAGGCCGGCCTCGCCACGCAGCTGGCAGAGCCCGTGCGCATCGCCGCCAGCTTCGACATCGCGCGCTTCCGGAACGCGCCGCCCGAACTTTTGGAGGGTGAGGCGGAACCGTCGCCCCAGTGGGGCGGCGTAAGTCCGCCGAACGAGCCGGTCGAGACCGCCGATCCGGAGAGCGCGGAGACAGGGCCGGACATCGTTGAAGACGCCAACGATGTCGCTGCGTCGCCCGATGCCGCACCGCAGCCCGAGGCGCAAGATCCGGGCGGCACGGCGGCAGATGCCAGCGCAGGCACGGACCCCACGGCCATCCGCGCCGAGGCCATCGCCCATGCCCGGGCCGTCGTCGATCTTTGCCGCCTCGCGGGCCAGCCGCAGATGGCCGGGCGCTTCCTCGAGGAGGACGCCAGCCTCGACGCGGTCCGCGCCGCGCTGCTGGAAGCCCGCGCCGAGGCCCAGCCCGAGATCACACCCCACCACCCGCAACCCGGGCGCAGCGCCACGACCCGCCCCTGGGGCGACGTGATCGCCCGCACCTTCAAGCTGAAAGGCTGAGTTCATGACAACGTTCACCGAGAGCACGCATCCCGGCGGCTTCCTCGTCTGGGAAGCCCACCGCGACTACACCCGCGAGACGATCACCGTCGCGAGCGGCACACTCAACCCCGGTACCGTGCTGGGCAAGATCACCGCCTCGGGCAAATACGCCGCGCACGATCCCAATGCCACCGACGGGACGGAAACCGCGGTCGCCGTGCTCTGGGGCAAGACGGATGCGAGCGGCGGCGATGCGCCGGCTGTCGCGGTGGTCCGCGGCCCCGCAATCGTCAACCGACACGACCTCGTCTTCACCGGCACGCCCAGCGATCCCGAAATCGCCGCCGCCCACACGGCGCTCCTCGACGCGGGCATCCTCGTCCGCTGATCGCGCATCCCCACAATATCCCTGACCCGGAGGCATCAACATGGCCACCATGGACATCTTCGAAGGCGATGCCTTCACCATCGTCGAGCTCACCCGCGCGCTCGAGAACATTCCCTACAAGCCCGCGATCCTGTCGGGCGCGGACCTCTTCGGCGCCCGCGGCGTGCGCGCGCGCACGGTGATGATCGAGAGCCGCGACGGCACCCTGTCGCTGATCCCCTTCTCGGAACGCGGCTCGGCCTACGAGTCCCAGATCCCCGAACGCCGCGAGATGCGTGCCTTCGTCTGCCGGCAGTTCAAGAAGCAGGACGTGCTCTGGGCCTCGGAAATCCAGTCCATCCGCGACTTCGGGTCCGAGACCGCCGTCCAGCAGGTCCAGGCGGAGGTCGCGCGCAAGCTGGGGCGCCTGCGCAACGACGCCGAGGCCACCTTCGAGTTCCACCTTTTCAACGGCATCCAGGGTGTGGTGAAGGACCCGAAGGACGGCGCGACCGTCATCGACTACCATGCGGAGTTCGGCATCACCCCGGCGACGGAGGTGGACTTCGATCTGGACAACACGAGCCCCGCCTCGGGCGCGCTGCGCAAGCGCTGTCAGGCGCTGATCGAGAGCGTCGAGGACAGCCTTGGCGGGCTGGCGGCCGGCCAGGTGCAGCTGCGCGCCGAATGCGGCTCGGCCTTCTTCGCCGATCTCGTGGCCCACAAGGAGGTGCGCGAGACCTACCTGAATACCGCCGCCGCGGCCGATCTGCGCGGGCGCGTGGGCGAGGAGGTCAGCTTCGGCGGCATCACCTTCCGCCGCTACCGGGGCGGGCTTGGCTTCGGCGTGCCCACCGACAAGGCCTATTTCTACCCCGAGGGGGTCGAGGGGCTGTTCGAAATCTACTACGCCCCCGCCGACACCTTCGAGACGGTCAACACCGTCGGCCTGCCGCTCTACGCCCGCATGATCCCGGACCGCGACCGCGACGAATGGGTGCGCCTCGAGATCGAAAGCAACCCGCTGCCGATCTGCACCCGCCCGCAGGTGCTGCGCTCGGCACGGCGGACCTGATGACGGCCGTCGCCATGGCGCTCGACGCGCTCTTCGCCGACGACAACATCGCCCGCGAAGCCGTCTACACGCCCGAAGGTGGCGCTCCCGTCCTCGTCCGGGCGGTGACCCGCCGCTCGGACGAGACCAGCGGCTTCGGCGATGCCCGCATCTGGTCGGAGACCACCCGGCTGGACCTTCGCGTGGCTGAAGTGGCGCAGCCCCGCCCCGGCGACCGCATCGAGATCGACGGCGAGGCCTTCCTCATCCAGGGCGAGCCCGTCCGCGACCGCGAACGGCTCGTCTGGACCGTGGAGTTACGGCCGACATGAAGCTGAAGCTCGACGTCACGCCGGACATCGCCGCGCTCATGGCTGCGGAGATCAAGGCGGGCGAGCGCGCGGTGACCACTGCGATGCGCGAGGCCAGCGGGCAGCTCAAGACCGACTGGCGCCGCCAGATCAAGGGCGCGGGTCTGGGCCAGCGGCTCGCGAGAAGCATCCGCGCGGAGACATGGCCCAAAGGCACCACCAGCATCGGCGCGGCGTCGCTGGTCTGGTCGAAGGCGCCCGCCATTGTCGGCGCTCACGACACCGGCCCGCTGATCCGCTCGAAGTCCGGCTTCTGGCTCGCGATCCCGACCGAGGCCGCCGGCCGCGGCCTGCGCGGCGGCAAGATCACCCCCGGCGAATGGGAGCGCCGCCGCGGGCTGCGCCTGCGGTTCGTCTATCGACGCCGCGGCCCCAGCCTGCTCGTCGCCGACCGCGCCCGGATCAACACCCGCGGCCAGGCCGTGGCCTCGCGCGCGAAGACCGGGCGCAACCAGGTCACCGCGCCGATCTTCCTGCTGGTCCCGCAGGTCAAGCTGCCCAAGCGGCTGGACCTGGACCGGGACGCCGAGCGGGCGCACGACAGCGTGCCGGGACTGATCGTGGCGAACTGGTTGGAGGGGCGGCTGTAGTGCGGACCCTTTCGAGCTCCTCGATCGCGGTCTGTGGGTCGAAGGCTGAAATGGCCAGCGGTGATCTACCCGGCAGCGTTGAGCGCCCATCCGATCACGAGGACCTGTGGCACCGTGAGGAGTGGCAGCAGAAGCGCCGCCTTCAGCCGCCCCGTGACTTCGCGAAGGACCAGGATCTCGGTGTAGTCTGTGGCGGCTCCCGCCATCAGGAAGGTGAATGCGTTGCCTGGCGCCGCGGCGCGGGTCATCAGGTCGGCCGCAAGCGGCACCGAGCCCTCCGAGCAGACCTCGATGATCGTGGCCGCGACGAGCGTGGTAAAGAGGCCGAGAAGCGTCGCGCCAAACCACGTCTCGAAGATCTCGGTCGGCACGGTGGCCTGGATCAGCGCGGCGAGCACCACGCCGAAGAAGAGCCAGCGCAGGACCATCCGGCTCGCCGGGAAGGCGCGCGTCGCGATGTCCTTAGCGAAAGCCGCATCGAAGCGCGTGGTCCGAAGCCCTGCCTTCGCCTCGCGCCAGACGTGGAAATCGGCTGGCAGGTCCACGCGGTTCGGGTTCGGCTTGACGCGGCCCGCGCGCTCCAGTGCCTCGACAGCGAGGCCAGTGAGAAGCGCGATCACGAGTGAAGCTACGAGGAACACCGCCATCCATTCCCAGCCCATCAACACGCCGATGATGATCGTCAGCGACAGCGAGTTCCAAGGGCTTGCGATCAGGAAGGCGAAGACCTGCCCGAGGCTCGCGCCCCGCTCGTAGAGCTTGGCGCCGACCATCAGCACCCCGTGGTTGCAGAGGTCGAGCAGCACGCCCGCCAGCACGGCGCGCACGAGGCTCTT